CGTGGTCGTTGAGTTTGACGGAATTGGGCTGGTGGAATGACCAAGCCAAACGCATGGCGGGGTAACGACAGTGGCTAACACCTTCACGATCACGATCGACGCGGTGGATAAAGCCACCGCCACAGTGCGCAAGGTCAACGATGCTATCAATCGGTTGACCCGACCATTCGGGGAGGTCGGTAAATCCTTCAAAGGCCTTGGGCGTGAACTGGGTTTTGAAAAGATCGGAAAGAACCTTGGCAATATCGGCCAGCAAGCCGGTGCGGCCGCTCGCAGCATAGGGTCAATTGTCGCGCCAATGGCGGCCATTACCGGCGTTGGCTCGGTTGCCGGCATCGCCACACTTGCCAGTAACTGGGCCAACCTTGGCCGGTCCATCGACAACAGTGCACACAGTATCGGGAGCTCAACGGGACAGCTGCAGTCCTTCCGGGGCGCTGCAAAAATGCTGGGTATCGATACGTCGGAGACCACTTCAAGCCTCGATAACCTGGCGACGACCATGCAGGACGCGCAATGGGGTCGGAATCAGGGTGCGTTGATGATGTTCAACAAGCTCGGGATCGGCCTGAAGAAATCCAAGGATGGCGCATGGGACGTGGTCGGGCAGTACAAGGCCGTGGCCAATGCCATCGCCAAGGAAGCCGACCCACAGAAGCAAAAGTTGATTGCCAAAGCTTTTGGTATGGAAGGGATGTTGCCGTTCCTTCGTGAAGGTGCTGCCGGTATCGAGCGCTACGAAACCATGGTCAAGCGCCTCGGCTATGTGATGAGTGAGGACGCAGTAAAGCGTGGCAAGGAGTTCTCGCAGTCGTTGGCCGGCCTTGGCGTCGTCGTTGATGGAACCAAGAACTCCATCGGTGACAAGTTGATTCCCGTAATGAAGCCCCTGGTCGATCAGTTCACCAACTGGCTGGCAGTCAATCGGGAGTTGATTGCCACCAATGTCGGCGACTGGGCAAAAGGGTTTGCTACCTGGATTAGCAAAATCGACTGGAAAAAAGTCGGCGAAGGAATCGTCAACTTCGGCAAGGGGATTGGCAAGGTCGTCGACTGGTTGGGCGGCTGGGAAAATGCCGCCATCGCGGTTGTGGTGGTGATGAATGCGGGGTTAATTGGCAGCGTTTTATCGCTCGGGATGACCCTTGGCCGCGCTGGGCTTGGCATTCTTTCGTTTATCGGCTTACTCGGCCGATGGAGAGGCGCCGCCACCGCCGCGGCAGTGGCACAGAATACATTGGTGGCTGGTCAGGGCGTCAGTTGGTTGGCGTCTGGCGCTGCGGTCGGCCTGTCGACTGTCGCTGCGGGCGCGGGCGCCATGCTGTATTCATCGTCGCTGAATCAGGGAGAAGACGCTGAAGTTCGACGCATCCGCGCATCTCAAGGCCTTCCAGAGAACGAACCGAAAACGCCGAAGCTCGATGCGCTTGCTGGGGCTTGGAATAAGGTTCAAGGCACCAATAAGGACGTGGCCAATTTTGCTCAGGATTATTTTCAGTCGCAGGGTTGGAGCAAACAGGCTGCCGCTGGCATTGTTGGGAACGGTATTGCCGAAAGCAATCTGGACCCTACAGCTTTAGGCGACTGGGGCAGAGCCCGCGGAATCTTCCAGTGGCATCGTGACCGCCAAGACAACTTCGAGAAATGGGCCGGTTTCAGCATGATGGATCCGCGCGCGGACACCATGAAACAGTTGGAATTTGCCAACTACGAACTGACTCAAGGAACAGAGTCATCCGCTGGCTCGAAACTTCGCGGGGCCAAAACTGCTGAAGAGGCTGGGGCTATTGCCTCGCGCAGCTGGCTGCGACCAGGCACCACGGAGGAAGCGAAGGATCGTGAGGCTTCTGCTCGTGCTGCCCTGGCTCGAGTATTGGAAGGGCCTGTCACCTCGGCTGCATCTCCGACCTCGCAAGACCAGCCTGTTGCGCCGAAAGGGCCGTACAACATGGGCAATACGCCTGGCCCGAGCAGTGGAAAAGTTAAGGTTGAAGTAGAGCTAAAAGGAGCAACCGAGGGGACCAAGGTGAGCGTTCAGTCCGAGGGTAATGTTCAGGGCTCCAGTCGTATTGCTTACACCGGAGTAGGGGGAGGCGTATGAGTTTACTATCCGACATCATCCAGATCGCGGAGGAGTCCAACAAGACCTGGACCGAGACCTTGCACAAGGCCTCATTTCGCGGAGTGCCATTCGCGGTCTACGGCGGAGATGCCCGCTTTGGTCGTCGACTGGCTCTCCACGAATACCCTGGACGAGATAAGCCGTACATCGAAGACATGGGGCGGTCGACTCGGCGAATCCGCATGAGCGGCTTCCTCGTCACCGACAGCTTCATCTACGGTGGCGGAAGTGCCTTGGCCCAGCGAGATGCGCTGGTGGCTGCGGCAGAGAAGCCAGGTCCAGGGGCACTCATCCATCCAACGCTCGGAGCGCTGACTGTCAGCGTTCCGGCCGAGGGCTTGAGCGTCGTCGAACGCTGGGACATGGGGCGTTACTTCGAAATCAGCTTCACCTTCATCGAGTCAGGCGATCGGGTATTTCCGAGCATTACGTCTTCTACTGGCAGCTTGCTGGATAAGTTGGCGGCGGCACTCGGCTTGTCCTCTGCGCTGGACTTCGTTCGCAAGGTAATCGGTGGTGTCACCGCCGTGATCAACGCGGTTGAGGGGGTGATCAAATTCGGCAAAGCCATCGTAGGCATGGTCGTTGGCGTCATTGCGGACTTCAAGGTTCTTGTGGGGCGCATCACTCGGGACGTGCGCAGCATCACCAGCTTGGCCGGGCTGATGACTGGCGACTTTGGTCGCTACGCCAATGGCAATGTCAGCAGCGCCTTGATAGCCAGCAAAAAAGCAAAAGACAGCGGCGCGACAATGGCGGATTTGATCGCCAAGAACACCGCAAACCGCGCGGCAGTTGATACGGCTATGGACAACCTGGTTGAGGCCGCGGCGAATCTAGATGCGAGTAACGCCGCGGTTTTTACTGATGCCGTTCAGGTTCTCATGGATTCCTTGGTGGCGGGCATCGCCGATCCCGGTGATGCAATCGCGTTGCTCGGTCCGCTTGCCAGTTATACCCCTGAAGCGTTTAGCGGTGCGGGCGTGATTGGTTCGGCGCGAGTTGTCGCCCAAAACGCAACGGCGGCGCTGTTGCGGCGCGCGGCTTTGGCTGCGATCGGTAAAGTGGTGGCGACTTATGTGCCGAGCTCATACGACGAGGCCATCGACACCATGGGGGTCGTAACGGGGTTTATTGATGCCGAGGTGCTGTCGGCGGGGGATTCCGGGGATGACGAAAGCTATAACGCCTTGCTCGCGCTCCGTCAGGCGGTGGTCGTTGCGCTGACCACCACTGGCGCAACACTTCCCAACCTTGAGACCTTCACGTTCCGCACGGCCCTGCCAGCGCTAGTCATGGCCAACAGGCTTTACCAGGACGCCTCGCGCACTGATGAGTTGATCCAGCAGGCAAACCCGATACACCCGGCATTTATGCCGACCACTATCAAGGCCCTGGCCCGGTAAGGAAAACTTGTGGAAGAAGACGAACTCTACCTGACCTCCGGGGACCAGGTTGTGACCGGCTGGACGGATATCCGGGTCACTCGTGGTATTGAGCGGCTGCCCAGCGACTTCAATATAGGAATGACTGAGCTCTACCCGGGCGAGCTCAATCGATTGACGATTGAGCCTGATGCACCCTGTCAGGTTCGTCTGGGTGATGACCCGGTGATTACCGGGTATGTCGATCACTTCGTTCCTAGCATCACCGCCGGCGAACACTCGATTCGCGTCAACGGCCGGTCCAAGTGTGCCGATCTGATTGATTGCGCGGCGGAGTGGCCGGGCGGCCAGATCACAAACCAGACGGTGCTGGGGATCGCGCAGAAGCTCGCCTCCATTTACGGCTCGACCGTCAACGGGTCCCCAGAAGGGATTCGGGTCGCTTCCGATGTAACGGACCTGCCGATTCTCCCCCAGACCAATGTCATGCTGGGGGAATCGGCCTTTGACATCATCGACAGGATGTCTCGATTTTCTGCGGTTCTGGCTTACGATCTTGCGGACGGTAGTTTGTTTCTGTCGAGAGCCGGCACCCGTCGAGCTGCGAGTGGGTTTGCGGAGGGCGTAAACGTCCAGCGGGCTTTCATCGATTACTCCTCAAACCTCATTTATTCCGATTACAACGTCTACATCCAATCGGTCGACACCTTCACCGACCTTGGACAGGCGGGTAATCAGCTCTACAAGGTGAAGGATCTAAACTGTAAGCGGCACAGGGCGATGGTCATCATCTCTGAAGGCGGTGGCCTGGGTAACGAGATCGCGGTTCAGCGTGCCGAGTGGGAGGCCGCCAGGCGCTTCGGGCGTTCGCGGGTTATCAGGCTCACCACCGACAGCTGGCGAGATTCTTCAGGTGCTCTCTGGGAACCAAACACCCTGGTCCCCGTTTCTCTGCCGAAACTTAAATTCATCGCAGAAGGCATGTTGATCAGCGAAGTCACGTTCCTGCGTAACTCGTACTCGGGGACAACGGCTGAAATCACCTTGATGGCTCCGGAAGCCTTCCTGCCGCAACCCATCAACCTCACGCCGCTGTATGGCGAATTCAGTATGCCGGTGACGCAATGAACCATCCAACGAATCAATCTCGCGATGACGTTGGCGCGCTTCAACGGTTATGGCGAAGAGTGCAGCTGATGTCGAGCTGGGGCCGGGTAACGTTTGCAGACGACAGCAAAACCGCTCAGCTGCTGCAGGTGAAACTCAATGACTCCGAAACTCGTGACGCAACACCCCGTGTAGCTGAGTTTGGATTTACCTCCATGCCACCCAATGGTTCCGATGTCCTAATGGTCTTCATGGGCGGTGATCGTTCCAAGGGAGTAGTGGTCGCCACAGGCCATCAAGGCAGCCGGCCGGTAGGTCTGACCTCCGGGGAGAGCATGGTGTATGACCTGTGGGGCAAAAGTGTCTACTTCACCAAGGAAGGCGGCATTGTGGTCGAAGCCCAAGGCACACCGGTGACCGTCAATAACGCAACCGTGGTGACCATCAATGCGGCGGACAGCATCGAGATGGTGACGCCCCTTCTGCACGTTACCGGTGACATCGTCGCTGACGGCAACGTTAGCGATAGCATCCGGACGATGGCCGCCGATCGCCTGATATTCAACGAACACATCAATGGGAGCGGCACGACAACGCCGACACCACAACAATGAGCGATATCACGACTACCTGGATCGTAGAGTCAGGCACGGGCGACTGGTCAATCAGCGGCGGCGCACTGACCAGTGGGGATGACTTGGCCACGGCCGCGCTGATCAGCCTGTTTAGTGATCGTGAAGCAGATGCTGCTGATGTCCCCCCTGACGGAAGCAATGATCGCCGAGGATGGTGGGGGGATGATGGTGAAGACGTTCCGATCGGCTCGCGGCTTTGGCTTCTCGATCGTTCACGGCTGACTCCCACCGTTGCCAACACGGCGCGTATCTACATGGAGGAAGCGCTCAAATGGATGGTCGATGACGAAGTGGTCACCAGCATCAAGGTACTGACCGCGATTGTTGGTAACAGCCAATTGAACTCGATCATCACGATCACCCGCAGCGACGGCACCGTGATACCGCTCAAATTCAACTGGGCATGGCGACAAAGCTGACAGCTGACTTTTTATGATCCCGCCATGAGCGGGATTTTTTTCGCCTGGAGTTCATCCCTTATGCCATTTACGAGACCGACGCTCTCGGAGCTGCGATCGCGGGTAGC